TTATGGTCATAACTTGACCAGTTCCGTTACGTATGTCTACGGACCGTATCATCCTCTATACAGACCAGATACCAGTGAATAGTGTCTGGAACTGTATCGCCTCGCCTCAAGATCATGTAAACCATGAACATGAGGCGTATGAGAAAGACATCGTTCGTACTTGGACCTTGCCTGGTTTTCAATACCACGCAGAGTACAGGCGCGACGATCCTTACCGCAAGGGACGGAGAGATTGGAAGGACTTTGATCATTATAAAGCCTTCCGTTCTCAGGCCATCTCAGGCATGACGCAAATAACTCACATAGCCGGGGACTTTTACCCGCACTATTGGGGTTCAAATGCGTTATCAGGTAGGGTTGGTTGTCAAAACGCCAACCCTTGGGAGGATAGTCCGTTCGGAGAGCCGAACATGCCATTAAATGGCATGCACGACCCGTTCTACGTAGCCCAGCCGGATGGGGGTTTTATTCCCGATCCGCTGAATCTGGATGACCTCATCGCACGTGGCCTGAAAACCATGTTGCCTGAAGTCAAACAAGAACTTAGTCTTATTAACTCCATCCTGGAGTTAAAAGATTTTAAGTCCTTACCGAAGAGCATAAAGAGATTAGCAAACGAGTTCACGGGGGTGTTTAACCCTCGTGGACGCGCTACGCTACGCTCTTTATTCCGAGGAGGTGCAGACGGTTATTTGCAATATGCATTTAACATATCTCCACTCCTATCTGACATAAAGGGCATGTACAATGCTCTAGCTAAACTGGAAGCTCGAATAAATCGACTTCTAAGTGAAGCGGGAAAGCCTCGTACACACCATTGGTCGTGGACTTGGCAGGAGTATCCGGATGGTCGCGAAGACAGTAGTCAGTATGCTGGTTTACCTTCATTCGGTACGGGCTTTTCCGGCCCGTCCGTGAAGGATCAACTACATACTTTCCACTTGACTCGCATTGTCCGAGGTGCTCCTTCCGTATTCCATGTCGAGGTTGAGTTTAATTATAATTATACTCAATACCAGCGCGAGCACGCTCGCTTATTAGCACTACTAGATGGCGTTGGGATCAATTTTGATCCTAAAATCATCTGGAATGCTATTCCCTGGTCCTTTGTTGTTGATTGGGTCTTGAACGTAAGTTCTTGGCTCGATCAATTCAAAGTGCAACACATGGAACCCCAGATAAACATACGTAGGTGTTTGTGGTCGGTTAAGCGGATGCGGAACGTTTATTTTGAAAAGACACAGTCTTTCAATGACGCTCTACATCCTCAGCCGCCACATACAGTAACATTGCCGGCC